TTAAAATATCAGTCTGCTTGCCTTTGTAATCAGCAGCTTTCATCATTTCTTGACTTTCTAACTTAGAACCAAATTTAAAAAGTTCTTTACCTCGCTGCATAGCAAATGCAAGTGTGCCATCTTTTTTAAGATCTTGTTGTATCCTTGGCAATAGATATCTATCAGATAGATTTGGGTATTTATCACGATAGATTTCTTTTAAACCATTTTCTAATTTTTTTGCTTCAACTGGAGTAATAATATTAGCTTTTTTTGTTAGGTATTCACTAGTTGGATTTATTTTTTTAAATTCAGCAAGTGGATTTACAAATGTACGTTCTAATGCTAAATTAACTGATTCATCAAAAGGTTTAAGAGCGTCTCCTGTTATATTTTGTTGTTTAGCAAATGTTAAAAAGTTATTAACTCTTTCATCAACAAGATCAGTATCTTTAAGATTAATAGCTTCACCTATACTTGCACTATGAGCCTGTAATCTATCTTGTTGTACAGTTCTACCAGCTTCATATTTCATTCTTTTAGAGAAAGCTTGTCCCCATTCGGACTTATCTAATAGAGCTTTAGCTTTAGCATCTAATTTAGATTTATCTCGTATACCTGTCCACTGAGCACCTAAAGTATTTGAAATATTTTTTGCAGCTGTATTATAAGCGTTAGTAGTAAAGTTATCTGGATTGGTAATATCTACTCCTTCTCCTAGAGCAGCTTGAATTGTTTCTTGACTAACCCCAATATCAGCAAGATTAAATTCATTGCCGTATTCACTAATCATTTTAGGGTTATCAATAGAATTAACTCTATTGAATTGCATATATTCTTCGACTTTTTGTTTATATTGTGGCGTACCAGGCGTAAGACCTGCAAGGTCTGCAAATTGTCCTTCTGATGCTTTTCTATTTTTATATGTTCTTAATAAATCTTCATTAGCCATCTCTGTTTTAACATTATCTAACAGAGTTGTTTTCTTTTTACCGGCTAATGTTGCTGCAAGACCTTTATCAGCTAATCCTCCTACATTACCTAGTATATCTTGTACTTCATCAGCACTCCCAGCTTGTTCAATATCTAGCGCTACTCTTTCATCAGCGCTTGTACCTAGATCAGTTAATGCTCCTTTAAAAGTTGCAACTTGCTCATCTCGTAACTTATTTTGAGCTGCATTACCTAGACGTATTTTATCTAATAGACTAGTATCTGCTCTTCTTAATACAGATGAAATATTTCCTTTTAGTACTGACATGAGTTCTCCCTATACTTTCGCATGTCCTACATTAGCGTATTGATTAGCCATTCCTTGTGCAGCACGAAGTTGATTCTGATCTTCTTGACGAACCTTATAATCACCCATAGCTAGATCCCATCGTCTATTTACATCAGCTTGATCAAATTCCATAGCTTTTCTAACATCACTTAAATATTGTTCATTTTGGTCCATAGCTCGATTCTGTTGCATCCCGCCCCATAATCTTAAACCTAGATTTGCTACATCCATAGGATTGTCGCCTATCCAACTGCCAATTTTACCAAGCATTCCGGGTTTAGATAGCGGTGGTGCATTAGATTCTGGTCCTGCAGGAAAGCGTCTTTGAAATTCCCCTAATTGTGAACCAAATGGAGTATTACCATATTGGTTATTTGTAGCCCCCATATTCCATTTAGCTAATGGGTTGTTAAAATCTGTTCCTTCATAATCACCTGTATTTGCATCTCCACCAGTGTACATAAATGGATTAGGTTGAATATTTTGACCATATTGTTGTGCTTTTGCTAAATTAATAGGATCTTCTTCCCAAGCGTATTGCCCAGTTGATCCTGTATTTTTTAAATTATTTATAAATTCGCGCTGTTTTCTGAATGCAATAGCTCTATTATTATTAATTTGTACCTGGTTTTTTGATGGCTTCCATAACTTACCTGGACCTGAATATTCGTCACTCGGGTATCTCATAACTAAATCATTTGGTTTCCATTTAGAAGTTTTTTTATTATTACCAGCCATATTATTCTCCTTATTACTTTATACTATATTAGTTAAATACTACTATACGTTCTCGTATAATGCATCATAAAAGTTAAAATGAGGTATAACACTAGTTTTGGCTAATGTTATCTCTACCATACCTAACATACCGTCAATAGTCTGCTGTGCACTCATGGTACCTGGACTATTACGCCTTCTCCATGTTTGTCGAGTTGCTGCTGCTGTAGACATACCGTAATTGTCCTTGTTAATAAAGTCCTCCATTTCGCTAATTTCTCGTAATTTCTTAGCTCTAGCCTTATTCCAAGCAGTACTTTCTGATGATAACATATCAGCTGCTGACTGGAGACTTGCGGCTTTTAATGACCCTATTCCGTCAAATACATTTAGTGCAATACTGCCCCATTGCATAGGAGTAAAAGATAGTGGACTTTTAAAGCTTGTCATAGCATTAAAATGAAAGCTTGAAGTTGCAGATGGATCTATAGGTCCAATAAAATCTGCACCTTCTGGACCATAAGATAAATTTCCTTCCCAGGACATAATGGCTACACTAGCCATAAGACCTAAAATCATACGTAAAGTAGGATCATCTACTAACTCTGCAATAATCATTTGAATAATAGATTGAACTATGAATTTAAAAGCATAAGTAACTAATTTAGTTAGTAGTAACTTAACAACAGCACCAACACCTACTGCAGCCGCAGCACCGAATGCTTTTATAAAACCGCCAGTAGCTGTTCCTCCATCTGCGCCCCAAGTAAAGTAAACGATAACTATAATAATAATAATCATTACAAGGGCTTGAAAGAAACTCATACCTGCATGATGAATAACTTCATAATGCGCTACATAGATAGATACATGAGCTCCCGCTAAAAAGAGTTTGCTTTGGTCTGTATGAGATAGGTCTTTAACAAATGTATACACAAATGGGACCATTAAATCATTTTTAGCACCTAAATTGAATTTAACAGTCTTAAATCTACCGGTTGCACCGTCTACAACACGCATAGCAGCAATAGGAGCTGCTACAGTATACGCATCTAACCCATTTGGTTTAATTTTATAGTAAGTAATTGATTGTCCTGAAGTTGTTTCTTCTGATGCTTGTTGAAGCATTTGAAGAACTCCTGATCCATTATTTTTATATACCATATCAGGAGTCAGATAAATCAATGTACTTGCTGAGCCATTAGATTCTAATAAATTAGGAGTAGGATTGTTATAGCTCATTCTTTCAGTTACTTGTAACCAATTAGCTGCTTCAGTTGTAGTAATACCAGGATTAACTACCCCATTTCCATCTAAAAAGTCCTGTACTTCATCTAAATTATCTGCTTTATACCCTACATTATATGTTCCTTTCCCGGATGAACTGTAATAAGGATATTCTAAAATATTACTAGAATTGAATTTAGACATATCTGAATAATATATGCCATTTTCAGGACTTCCACTATTTGCGTCAATATCTACTAATGAAGTAAATTCATATGTAATATAGTTAAATTGAAATGCTAACTTATTATCATCAGTAGTAGTAAGAATATTATTAGCAGGTTTATCATCTCCTGCTGGGGAATTATTGTAGGTACCTTGTGTACTTCCTTGAGCAGGATATAGGTTTTCAAACATCCTAAATAGGTATGACATACCCGCTTGTGAGGTATCCCACATTCTTACACCAAAAGTAACATAAACATGATCTACATCTCCTGGAGCTAACCCAGAATCTGACATAACTCCATTAATCATTTCTTGTGCATCTAAATTAAGGATAGCTAATAAATCTTCAATTTGTTGGGCTTTAGTAGCTCCAAATGTAGTGTAATTTGCATTACTAAGTCTTAAAGGAATAGAATTAATAGCTTGTAACGAAGTATTATCAATATTAATTGGTTCTTCAACTGTATCTAAATCCGTGTAAGTTCCTGATCCAACTTTATAAACAAAAAGATATGTTCTAGAGGGAGTAGAATTTTGATAATATTCTACAACATAATGTAATTCAGTAGGTTTAGTAGAAGCTGTGTATGGGAGAGTTATAGTTATCCCTGCAGCATTATATGCTTGAATTGTATAGGTATCTGGAACTGCATTATAAACAATTGTACCAAGATTAATTTGCCAGCGCATATCAGCTAATACGTCATCTGAAGGAGCTACTGCACTTGTTATATCTAGTTGGATATTACCTGGGGTAAGAATAACATTATGCGTATCTGTGGCAGGCGTGAAAGGACCAGTAGTAATTTCACGGTATTCTGTGCCTAATGCATTGGCTCCTACATCATATCCTTTATTTTCCTGTAACCAATATTTAACCCAATCTTTAGTAGATAATGCCCTTAAAGCCGATACTTCTGAAGTACAAGCTACTCCTGTAAGAGTTTGTAATGCCGCTATTAATTCATCATAATTAATAATAAGAATATATGAATCTAATTCAGGAAATCCTTCAAAATAGTTCCCGTTTTCAATAAATTTCATAAAATCTTTAACATTACCGCGAAGACTTCTAAATACAAGATTGTAAATAAGGGTAGTAGAGAGATCTTTATTAGATAGGATAGACTGAAGGAGGGATTGCTGAACAGGATTTTTACTATCTACGTCATCAAAGAGGGGGTAATTCCGAACTTCAAAATATTCAATAATTTGAGTACTCCCTCCGTCAAATCCAAGGAGTACCATAATTAATTGAACAACCGTTTCAACTACTTGTACAACTGCTTCAACTATAGAAACAATAACATTAACAATAGCTGAAAAAATATTACCAATAAAACTCATGGGAATTACCCAGTCGGTTCGGCATTAGTAATCTGGGTATTGATATTCCCTGTACCAGTTACATTGAGTGCCGTTACTCCAGTAGAGGCTACTCCAGCAGTAGATATATTAACGGCCCATGCATCTAGTAATGTCTTAAGATATTTTTGATCTGCATTCCATAGAAACCCTTTAGCTTGTTCAGTAGACAAATTATTTGCTCTTCCTGCTACAGAAGTAGTTGTAGGGGCAGTTTTAGTACTTTGTTCTGTTTGAGCAAATTCAGTAACTTCTTTTTGGAGTAGCAAAGATTCTTCGGCGTTGCCTTTTTGTATACCTATTGTATAAGCTACTGCTTGTTGTACAGTAGCCTGCATTGCTGTTAAGTATACTGTTGCGTAATCACTGCCAGTAATTCGACCTAGATTAAACTGAGCAGCCATATGGGCATTAACAGTTTCCATCATGTCATCGAATACACCAGTACCGGTTACTATATTATTATCATCTGTAGCAACTCCAGCAGTTAAATCAGCAATAGTAATGGCCATTAGTTTACTCCTACATTAAACCCTGCTGCAGCTTGTTGATCAGCAAGTCTTTTTATTTCTTCATTAGTAAGATCCGGTAAAATTTGTACATTAAATTTCTTAGTCAAATAGGGTTCTAAAACTTTTTCACCATTAGGACGATTAACAGTTTTAAATTTTTGCATTTCAGCACTTTCAATTTGACGAAGAATAATTGTTGGAACATGCCAACCTTCCTCGTTACTGAAGGGAACAAACTTTTTAATCATTCGTCCATTATTAATTCCTGACATACCTACAGTAAATATAAGTCCTGGGTAATTAACCATAAGAGGATCATTAGGAGTAACTACTACACGAACAAGTTTCATGGCTGCTTGTTCTGCAGTCATTGTATTTACATTTGCTATATGTTTTGCTTTCGCAGCTCTAGATGCTTCAGTAGATCCAGGGAGAGAACCAGAAGTAGGCTTTTTAGGTTCTTCTTTATATTCTTTATTTCTAACGTCAGCTAGAGTAGAAGCAAGCTTCTTTGTTCCAGTTTTATGATGTAACGTAACTCCATTATCTGTCAATTCTTGTCGAATTTCTTCGTCTGTCATTGAGTTAATGGGAACTGTTGATGTAGTGTCTTCCATATTTCCTCCAAATTATAAATTAAAGAATGTCCCCCGAGCCCTAAAGGGCTCGGAGGGACAGTTAAACAATGTTAATTATGCAACTGCATCTAGAGCGGTCCAAATAATACCAAGACGCTCTGGGCGAAGTGCCATAAATCCGTAATACCATTTGATGGAGTAGAACCCTACTTCACCATATGGATCTTCCAAAGAAGCTATTTCTTTACCAGGCTTCTTATGGTTAACGGAAAATTTAACACTCTTTCCATCAGTCTGGAAACCGATAGTAGTGAAAGCACCATCACCAACAACCAACATTGGATAGATGTCTGCACCATTCTTACCAGTACCTGCAGTGTCAGAAGAAGCTGCACCACCTTTTCGGTCATGCTGCATTTCTGGAACTACAACAATACGAAATTGGTCAACAGAACCAATTTCACCATGTAGAGTATTAGCAGCATCAGCATATTTTTCTACGCTAATAAAGCCATCCCCTACTGCAGAACTAGGATTAATGCTTTTCATTTTACGTACTACAGGAATTAGTTCAGATCCTATGTACATAACTCGACCACCATTAACGGTCTTAGTATCAATCATACGAGAACCGCTAATAACTTTCGTTTGCTTAGGAGTCTTATTATCATCCAAAGCAATAGAAAGATTCATCAGATCGTTATAAACAACAACTTCATCAACAGCCAATTTCAATGCTGTTCGAGTAGCACCTGCTGCAACTGTTGAACCTGCAAGAGCATCAGTTCCAGGAGCAGAAGAACAGAAATAAGCTGTACCACTAGAAGTTGCGGTAGTAATTAGATCAGCTTGAAGCTCAGCTTCAGTAATCTCATTAGCACCTACAAGAGCTTCCTCAACAATATGAGACAACAAATCTGCATCAGAATCGAAGTCCATTGATTCTTGAGTATACTCAGTAAAAAAACCACGTTTAAGAAGTTCACCTTCAACTTGAGTACGCGTGAAAC